ACTAATAACTATAAGGCTACCCAGTGTAATAGCTGGCCCCAACATAAAGGAGATGGAATATGCCTGAACTAGCAGAAGTAGAAACACCCAAATCTGCAGGGTTTGTTAATCGTGGATATAACTACGAAACAAAACGAAATCGTATAGAGCAAGAAGAAGAGGAGATTAAGCGTCTTGAAGCTGAAGCTAGGGGAGAATCCCCAGTAGATGAAAGTGTCACAGAAGAAACTTCAGAAAAAGAAGAGACCGATACAGAAGCTGAAGAAGCAACGTTATCTCCAGAAGAAAGAACATTTAAAAAGCGTTATGGTGATCTGCGTAGACACATACAGCAAAAAGAAAAAGAGTGGGAAGAAAAGTTTGAAAGCTTAGAAAAACTAGCTAAACGGGAAGCTTTAATTCCTCCTAAATCTGATGAGGATATAGAAAACTGGGCAAAAGAATATCCAGATGTTGCAAGCATTGTAGAAACAATTGCTACTAAAAAAGCTCAGGAAATGTTTTCTAAGGCAGAGTCTAGGCTACAAGAAATAGATAATCTGCAAGCTGAAGCAACTCGTTCTAAAGCAGAGTCTCAAATACGTAAAGCTCATGACGACTTTGATGATCTACGTGCTTCAGACGAATTTCATGATTGGGCAGATGAACAACCTAAATGGGTTAAGGATGCACTATATGAAAACTCTGACGACCCTGCCTCAGTAATTCGTGTTATAGATCTTTATAAAGTAGATAAGGGTCTTACAAACACAGCTAAAAAAGTTAAAGCAAAGCAAGCAGCTTCTACTGTTTCTCGTAGAACTAAGACAGAAGTAGACTTAGAAGATGCTAACAATGTAATTCGTGAATCAGAAGTAGCTAAGATGTCTGACAAAGAGTTTGAAGCTAAGTCTGAGGAAATTAACAAAGCTATCCGTTCGGGTAAATTTGTTTACGATGTATCTGGCAAAGCTAGATAAGCTGTTGACAACTAACAAATCAGCAGTATAACTATGGCTACAGAGACAAAAGCCTCTTTTGACTACCTTTTGTCTCAGCTAAATTTCATAAAAAGTCTAAACTAACAAAGAACTACCTGTTCAAGTACAGGCCCATTAGGTGTCTGGTAGGCCAACTAGATACCTTATGCACCCTAGAAAACGTACAGCCTCTTTTAGGTGTTTAGCTTTGTAACCCGAAGCCAAATATCAGGAGGATTTTATCATGGCTTTTCAAACTTCATCGGGTTACGGTAACTTACCTAACGGTAACTTTAGTTCCGTAATCTATTCCAAAAAGGTACAACTTGCGTTCCGTAAGAGTACCGTAGTTGGTGACATCACTAACTCAGATTATTTTGGTGAGATATCTGCCCAAGGCGATACAGTCAAAATTATCAAAGAACCTGAAATTTCAGTGAGTTCATATGCTCGTGGAACACAGGTTTCAGCACAAGATCTTGACGATGAGGACTTTTCTCTTGTTATCGACAAGGCAAACTACTATGCCTTTAAAATTGATGACATTGAGGAAGCTCACTCACATGTCAACTTTATGGATCTTGCAACTAGTCGTGCAGCTTATCGTTTGGCTGATCAGCATGACCAAGAAGTTCTTGGCTATCTGTCAGGTTTCAAACAGTCATCTTTGCACTCACAAGCAGACACAGCTAATGACGTTGTAAATGGTACTAAAGCTGTTTCAACTGCTGGTTCTAACGAATTGCTTTCAAGCATGCAGCTGAAAAAAGGTGACTTTGGCAACATCACAACTGCTTCTGCAGGAGATCATTCGATTCCACTAGCAGCTCGTTTGCCAGGTGCTACTGCACTACCAACTGCTACAGCTTCACCAGCAATGGTTGTTGCTCGTATGGCACGTCTTTTGGATCAACAACAAGTTGATACTCAAGGGCGTTGGCTTGTCGTTGACCCCGTATTTATGGAGCTTCTTCGTGACGAAGACTCACGCCTATTTAATGCGGACTTCGGTGAATCAGGTGGACTACGTAATGGTCTCGTCTTGAACAACTTCCACGGTTTCCGTGTATATACTTCAAGCAACCTGCCAGCAGTAGGTACAGGTCCAGGTACTACTGGTTCTGCAAACCAAAACAGTAACTATGGTGTTATTGTAGCTGGTCATGATTCTGCGGTAGCAACTGCAGAGCAGATCAGTAAAACTGAAACATATCGTGATCCTGACAGCTTTGCTGACATCGTTCGTGGTATGCATCTTTACGGTCGCAAGATTCTTCGTCCAGAAGCACTTGTGAACGCAAAGTATAACGCAGCGTAAGGAGGGTATATATTATGGCAACTTATGATATGACACTCGATAGCACGATTGGCGTAAATGCTGATACGATTGCTGCTGCTCGTTCACGTTTCCAGATGAATGGAATGTACATGCGTGAAGCAGTTCTAGACTTTGACAAGTTGACTGCTGCTGGCTGGACTGCAGCCAATGGTGACATCTTTCAACTTCTAGAAATTCCTGCCGACACTATGGTTTTGTTTGCAGGTGCTTACGTAGAAGCTGCTTGTGATGGTACAAGCCCAACTGTTGATATTGACTTTGCCGCAGGTGATGATATTATTGATGGTGGTGATGTTTCATCAACTGGTTGGTTGGCTCAAGGTACCAATGGTACTGCAATGACCACAGCAGGTACATTAGCATTTACACAACATGTAACAACTACAGATACAATTGACGTTAAGTTGATTGCTGCTTCTGCAGATGTTACATCAGGACGCATTCGTGTTGTTGCTGGTTGTGTAGACACAGGTATCTCTGGTCGAGTACGTGCTACCGAGGTTTCTCGTGATCTCGTATAAATAAAAACTTAAGGGGCTGCTTTCGGGTGGCCCCTTATACACAACAAGGTTTTTAAAATGGCAACATATATAGCATTAGTAAACGAGTTATTAAGACGTCTTAACGAAACTACACTTGATACAGCAGGTGATGGGTTTGGTGATGCTCGTAACTTACAAGCTATTGCAAAAGATGCTATTAATTCCAGCACCAGAGAAATTTTGCAAGTTTCTCAAGAGTGGCCTTTTACACTAACAACATACACTGAAACTCTTTCAGCAGGTACAGGTACATATACTTGGCAGACAGATGCTTCTAAGATTGACTGGGACACTTTTTATTTAAAAAAGCTTACCTCTGCAGATAATGAACCTAAACTTTTACCTGTAATTAAATATGAAGATTATTTACGTCATTATAGACCGCAGGAAGAAAACTCTGGAGAGCCTGGAAGAGCAGTTCCAACAACTGTGTATCAAACACAAGAACGTAAATATGGTGTAACACCTTTACCAGATGCAGCTTATCAAATAGAGTATCGTTACTGGTCTTTTCCCAGTGATCTAACAGCATTTGATGACGTATCTATTATTCCAGACAGATTTAAACATGTACTTATTGACGGTGCAATGATGTACATGATGAGATTTCGCAGTAATGAACAAAGTGCTGCATTGCACCAACAAAAGTTTGAAAGTGGTATAGACACTATGCGTAGGCTTCTTTTAGATGAACCTCGTTATATAACTTCTACCATTATTCCAGGGAGAGCTTTTAATAGAGTTGGTTTGAATGGCGGATAATTTAGCTACCTTTCCTGTTCCTTGTCAAGGTGGTCTTTTAAATAATGTAGATCCTCTTACTCACGGTGGACAACTAGCAGGTTCAGCATACAGAATGATTAACTATGAGCCATCTCTTAACGGTGGCTATCGTCGTATATCAGGCTATACAAATGCTTATGGTGAACTTACAGGTTTAGCTAATAGTCCTGTTTTAGGTTTGCATGTATCTGCAGATATTAATCAAGGTATTTTTGGATGCCGTAAACCTACATCAGGAAACAATTATTTACATTGGTATAATCACTACTATGATGTTACACTAGCTTCAGGAGAAGGCTCAGGATTTACAGTAGGCGAAACTGTAACTGGTGTAGTTAGTTCAGGAGATAGCACTGCAGTAGCAGCTACGGGTACGGTTATATCTAAAACCGCAGATGCTATTGTAGTTGACTTTGGTAAATTACCCGATAATATATTTGCTACAGGCAATGTTTTAACAGGTGGTGATTCTTCTGCTACAGGTACAGTACAATCTACTCCTACAGTTAAAGGGTGGCAAGCTGTAACTACTGCTGGTTCTCCTACAATGACAGGAGTGACTCAAGTTAGATTTGAAAGTTTTAACTGGAGTGCACCTAAATTTGCTTTAGTAGATGGTGTTAATCCTGCGGCTGTATATGATGGAACTACATACACACAAATTACACATGCACAAGCACCTACAGATCCTACACTTGTAGCAGCATTTAATAACCATTTATTTTTAGCAGGTGATCCAGCAGAACCTTATAACATATATTTTAGTGCACCTATAGCTGAAACAGACTTTGATCCTGCTAATGGTGCAGGGGTAATTAATGTAGGTTTTAAGGTAGTGCAGATTAAAGCATTTCGTGATCAGCTATTCATTTTTGGTACTAATAATATTAAACGGCTTGTAGGAGATAACCAAGCTAACTTTGTATTACAAAATGTTACAAACAATTTAGGTTGTATTGCACCAGACAGTGTTGTAGAGTTTAATGGTGAAATTATTTTTCTAGCCCCTGATGGGTTACGTCCTGTGTCTGGTACTGATCGTATTGGCGATATTGAACTTGCTACATTGTCTAAACAAGTACAATCTATTTTTGAAGATTATGTTGCTAATGAAGATCTTGTAACCATTCGTACTATTGTTGTTAAGAAAAAGTCACAGTTTCGTTTATTCTTTGCTGATCAAAACTCTTTAGGATTGATTGCTGGTATTCGACGTAGTGGTCAAGGTGGAGTTGGTTTTGAGTTTGGGCAGCTTGTTGGTATAGAAGTAAACTGTGGTGACAGTGGTTACATTGGAGATGAAGAGTTTGTAATTCACGGTGACTCGAATGGTTTTGTATATCGGCAAGAAGATGGTAATAATTTTAATGGGGATGATATTTTTAGTTTGTATCAAACTCCATATGTTTACATGGAAGACCCAGAAGTACGTAAAACTATACACAGTGTAAATACATACTTACGTGCAGAGGGTGTACTTACAGTTGTTATGGCGCTTGAATATGATTATGGTGATACTGATGTAACAAACCCTACAGATTTTAGTTTTACTACAGTAGGTGCAGCAGCTTACTATGACAAAGCACTGTATGATGCAGCAGAAATTTATGATGGTAATCCTTCACCAATACGTTCAACAAATGTTTCAGGATCAGGTAAATCCGTTTCAATTAAATATGTTACTAATTCAGACCAACCTAGCCATACTATTCAAGCCTATAGTATTACGTATGGTGTAGGTGACAGGAGATAAAATATGTCAGGATCAGGTTATACACGACAATCGGTAGCTACTATTATACCTACAGCCGTTGTACGTGCTGCCCCCATAAATGCAGAGTTTGATAAACTACGTGATGCTTTTACTCAAAGTGATACAGGTACTACGGGCCATAGACATGACGGTAGTTCTGATGAGGGTTCCTATGTTCCGTTTATTGCTGACTTAGACAAAAAGAATCATTTATCTGTAGATCAAACAAACAATAGATTTGGTGTATTTGTTGAGGTAAGTAGTTCTGCAGTAGAGCAGGTAAGATTTCAAGATGGTGTTATTGTACCTGTTACAGATAATGATATTGATCTTGGTACATCTAGCTTAGAGTTTAAAGATTTATACCTAGACGGTACAGCTACTATTGACACACTTCAAGTAGATGAAAGTGCCACTATTACAGCAAACTTAACTGTAAACGGAAACACTACACTAGGTAATGCAGCTACAGATACTGTAACTGTTACTGCTGATGTTGCTTCACCACTTATACCTTCTGCTGACGATACTTACGACTTAGGTGCTGTAGGCTCTGAGTGGCGTGACTTGTACATTGATGGTACAGCTAATATTGATAGCCTCGTAGCCGATACAGCAGATATAAATGCTGGTACTATTGACAACACTGTTATCGGTGGGACTACTGCAGCAGCAGCAAGTGTAACTACTTTGAGTACTTCTGGTAACGCTACTGTAGGTGGCACACTAGGTGTAACTGGTGCTACAACTCTTTCGTCTACTTTGGCTGTTACAGGTGCAGCAGGTATTGACGGTGACTTTGATATTAATACTAACAAGTTTACTGTAGCTTCTGCTTCTGGTAATACTGCCATAGCTGGCACACTAGGCGTAACAGGTGCTACTACCCTGTCTAGTACTCTTGCAGTTACAGGTGCAGTTACAGCCAATGCAGGTGTTAGCATAGATAACATCACTATTGACGGTACAGAGATTGATCTTAGCTCTGGTGACTTGACAGTTGATGTAGCTGGTGATATTATTCTTGATGCAGATGGTGGAGATGTTACACTAAAAGATGCAGGTACTACCTACGCTAATTTAAAGAACTCTTCTGGTGAGCTTGTTCTACAAAGTGGAAGTACTCCTACTACAGCCGTAACATTTAGTGGAGCCAATGCAGACTTTGCTGGTACATTAGATGTTACAGGTGCAGCTACTTTAGATTCCAACCTGTCGGTAGCTGGTAATGCAATTATTACAGGTGATCTTACTGTTAATGGCACTACAACAACTGTAAGCTCTACAAACACTGTAGTTGCAGATACATTGATGGAGCTAGGCAACGGTGTTACTGGTACACCTAGCAACGACTCAGGTATTGTTATTGAACGTGGCAGTGCAGACAATGCGTTTATTGGGTTTGATGAATCAGCAGATAAGTTTACTGTAGGTACAGGTACGTTTACA